CGACAGAACTATCCTATGACGAATACATCCAACTCGTACTGAGAACATCAGACACAATTGTGTTGGACCTTAACCCATCATTATGGAAATCATGGATATATGATTTGGAAGGACAACCTGATGTGAAGTATAACATTGTTACATTCAAGGACAATCCATTCTTACCACAGGTCCAAGTTGATGAGATATTGAAACTCAGAGACAAGGACGCCAACCTGTGGCGCATCTTTGGTATGGGTATGAAAGGTGTTCCCACCAAGATGGTATTCAATCACCATCAACTATATGTTGATTTACCAATAGGGTGTTCTTTCTTAGGTTATGGAATTGACTGGGGATACTCAGACCCATCAACACTCGTTGGTGTTTGGAAACTCGGTGATTCAATTTATTGTGAGGAGTTCTTGTATCTAAAAAATGTGACCATACCTGATTTCATTTATAGGATAAAAGATTTGGGGATTAACTTGAAAGATGATTTTATTGCAGATAGTGCTAACCCTCAGGCGATAGAAGAACTTAGAAGACAAGGAATAAATTGCAAACCTGTTAAGAAAAATTCGATACTTCATGGAATTGATTTAATTAAGAGGTCAAACTTTTATGTGAAGTTTGATTCATTTAACCTACAAAATGAATTACAATCCTACATATGGAAGACAGATAAAAACGGTAATAACCTTGATGAACCGCAACCAGGGTCCGACCACTTAATAGACGGCATTCGTTATGTGATGGAGATGAAGGTTGGAAGAAATCAATGGATTGGTATAATGTAAAAAAGATATTTATGTATATGAGTGGACTCGTTCTAAAATACGATGGAAGAAAAATAAACATCCAAGAACCAACAATTCAAATGTGGACGGATGTAATGAAGTTTAGGGAACTACTTGATGAAGAAGAACTCAACATCAGAATGTTGTCTTTAACAACAGGACTATCAGTTCAAGAGATTAAAGAATCAGATGCTCACTCGATGAGAATCGCAGCCGATACAGTTTATAAATTCTTAAATCAGGAATCTAAAAAACTATTTAAGGATATAGAACACAACGGAAAGAAGTATGTTCTTGTAGATGTACATAAGATGTCGTTTGGTCAATTCGTAGATATAGATACATTCTTACAGAAAGATGAGAATTATAGAGTATCAAACTTGAATGAGTTAGCGGCATACCTGTATACAGAAGAAGGTAAGAAATATGGTGAGACAGATTTTAGAAAACAGATTGAAGATTTCAAAACTCTACCAGTGAAATATGTAGAAGGAGCAATTTTTTTTTTGTTGAGTATAGGCGTGGTCTCTCAACAACTTTCAGTTCTTTATTCCAAGAACAAACCGTTGTGGATGTGGATGATGATACGAGTTCGTTTGCAAAACATTGGGGATGGTATTCAGCAATTTCTACACTTGCCGACAACAAAGTATGGGTGGTTGACGATGTTACTAATCTTCCCCTTATATCTTGTCTCAATCACCTCTCATATCTTATGGACCTCAATCAACAGGCTGAAAAGCAAATTAAAGAAATGAACAAGTAATGACTCCAATCAATATATCAGGTTTAACTTGGTGGAATCAATATAGTAATCCATCATTTCTAAATTTATCAGGTAATGAAATATTAAGTGTAATTGATGGATTAAATTCAACAACCTACTTTCAAACAGAAATTGGTAACAGAGTAAAATTCCAAAATGATATTTATTCTGCAACCACCTCAGGTTTCAGTGGTGGAACACTTAATGTAGGAACAAATAGGATGTCCTCACTGAATGGACAATACTCAGGCACATCCGATTTTACAATTTTTACAAGATATATTTTTACAGGAACTGCAAGTGATGATGTTATTTGTTCTTCTGATGCTGGTGGTGGAATAAATGGTCAATTATATGATGGAACAACAGTCCCTTACAGATGGTTTCAAAATAAGATTACAGGTTCAAATATAGAATATAATATTTGGGCAGACCCAAATACTGCTGACGGGTTTGTAAATTTTAATCAAACTTTAACAGCAAATACTTGGATTGACCAAGCATTGAGATGTTATCAAGATGGTTCACTTTATAGAATTGAGTTATGGATTGATAATGTATTAGTTAATTCAAACTCCACGACATTTACTTCTGTACCACCAGTATTAAATCCTGGTATTGTTGTTGCAACTTCATTCAACGGTAGTATAGCGGAACAGTTTTGGTTTAATAAAAAATTGGATTCATCTGAACTAACACAGATGTTTGATTATCTTGTTCAAAGATATGACGCACCGATTATCACACCAACACCTACACCAACGATAACTCAAACATCAACTCCTACTCCTACATCACAAACCCCAACTCCAACTCCTACACAAACAGGAACACCTAACATAACACCAACCCCATCATCAACAGGGATTCCACAACTTGGAATTAACTTCAAGACCATCGCTGATGATTTCAAATACTTAGCCAACAAACACAAACAAATCAATTCGTTTGGTATTGGTGATACAGACCAATTGGGTTATCTAATTCAGTCAAGAGACAAACAAGAGAACCCATCAGATAACTCACCATACTTCCCACTACTTTATGTTGTTCCATCTAATATTAAGAATGACCTTAGATTCAAAACTTGGACATTCAATGTCGTAACACTCGATATAGTTGAAAGGGATTTAGCGAACTCACTTGATACATTATCTGATACCTTACAAATCTTGAATGATGTTATAAGTCAATTCAGATTATCTGTAACAAACAATCAGGGTAATTTTAACACACTCTATTATCTTGATGATACGGTTCAATGTAACCCCTTCCAAGAGAAGTATCAGGACTTATGTAATGGATGGAATGGATTATTACAAATCAAAACTAAGACCCCATTAGACAGATGTGCTGCTGCGTTTAATACATTTACAGGGACACCAATCTATCACGAAGGAATCAACCTAAGAACCTTCATATATGATTTCCAATTGTTAGCAGACCATCACAAACAAATCAATTCATTTGGTTGGGGTGACTTCGATGATTTCTCTTACAATGTAGATTCAAGAGACAAACAAGATAACCCAACATATAATCCACCATATTATCCTTATATGTATGTGATTCCAAACAACGCAACACAAGAGTTTGGATTTATGACTTATGAGTTTAATATCATCATTGGAGATATTGTGGATAGAGATTTGAACAATATGATTGATGGATGGTCAGATACAAACCAAATCCTTGATGATATCATTTCTCAATTTAGATTGTCTGTAACAGATTCACTTGGAAACTTTAATCAGGATTATTATCTCGATGATATTGTTGACTGTTCACCATTCATTGAGAAGTATGATGATATGTTAATTGGTTGGACAGCAACTCTTAGAATACAAGTTAAGACACCTCTTGATAGATGTGATGCAGCGTTTGATACGATGACTGGTCCTGAACCAACACCAAATCCAACATTGACTCCAACACCAACAGGAACATTAATACCATCACCTACCCCAACTAATACTGAGACACCAACTCCTACTCCTACAATCACAGATACTCCTACACCGACTCCTACAATTACGGACACTCCAACATCAACTCCAACACCAACAATAACAGACACTCCAACATCAACTCCAACCCCTACAATTACTGCGTCACAGACACCTACAATAACCGCATCTCCAACAGAGACATCAACACCAACGCCTACATTAACTGCATCCCCAACTCCAACAATTACTGCGAGTCCAACACCAACAATCAACCCAACACCAACTCCTACACCAACTCCACCATCAGGAGCACAACTATGGAACACAAACCCAGATACTTGGGATAATGAAAATCAACAATGGAATTTAATCTAAAAAAATATGGCTAACTTATCAGGTCAAACAATACAATCAACATATCCAGGTTTATTAAACTTAAACACTGCGACAACAGGTATCACATCAATACCACAAGCAATCACAGATGGTCTTGGTAATGATACAGGACTAAACATTGCAACTAATTATCTTGCAGCACCTAATCTACTCAACTATTATAGTGAGTTTGTTCCTGATTATGGGGGTGTAGGATTCGGTGCTGGTTCAGCTGCAAACCCAGCAAACAGTAACAACAGGCTAATTTATAGTGCATTTTGGGATTCAGGTGTAAATGCATATTCAGCATTAACTTATAACCTACAAACATTAACAACAACAAATGATACTGTAACATTTTCACTCTATACTGCACAGATGGTAGATGGTATTGGAATTGCACCAAAAGATTTAATTTTGAGTGGTGTTTCAATGACTACAACAGGAACAACAGGTGTTAAAAAAACAAATTTGGTAAGTAATGTAAGTTTCTCAGGTTATAGTGGGGGTGGATATTACATCTACGGATATGTAATAACATCAACAGCTGCAACTCCAACCATAAGATTTACAACAAGAAATACAACAGTTGGGTCATATTCAAACTTTGATTCAATGGGTTTTTTCTTAACATCTGCTGGAACCTCATTAGTACCAGCCTCAAAGTCACTACTACAAGTTAACATGGCCGTTTTGAATACTGTTCAAGAAAGTTATTCCAAATCAGATATACAAAACCAATGGACTGCTACTAACCCTACAAACTGGGGATTTGGATTAAACACAGTTAAATAATGTTTGAACTATCCGAAATAGAATTACAGAGATTAGGGACTCTATTCGTTAACTTCTTCAAACAGAAGTTACAGGAGAAGATATATCCCTATGGTAATCCTCAAAGAGGTGTTGGAGATAAAGTTGCGTCAGGTCAATTATTGAACTCACTCACAGCAACCGTGATGCCGAGACAGAACGGTGGATTCGAACTTGTAATTACCTATATGGATTACTTCCAAAATGTGAATTTAGGAAGAAGACCAGGAAAGGGGATGGTGCCCATACCAGCACTTCTTGATTGGATAAAGCTTAGAAGAATTAAAGGGAGAAATGCAAAAGGAAAATTCATATCCAATCTATCATTAGCGTTCGCTATTAGACAGAACATTTTTAAGTTTGGTATCCGTCCAACCAATATTTATGATAAAGCGTATGACTCATTTGAAGCACTTTTGGAAAACCCACCACAAGAATTTCAAGATGAATACAACGCACTCTATGAAGCAATCGGAAATGATGTAGAGAACTTCATAGCACAAACAGTAAACAAAGAGTTCCCATCAATAATTGACGAATGAGTTTAGATTTAACCATATTACAAAAACCATTAGATGTTACTGAATCACATTCAGACCATACTTGGAATGTTTCCCTCAATGACTATTCAGCATATACAGACATTAGATTGGTTGTTGATGTATACAAGAATCCGTATCAAAATGATATTGGTCCAAATAATCAACAAGGAACAAACCAACAATACGGAAAGTTTGGAAGATTATTAGTTCCATCAAATGAGTTCGGTAACTGTATCTTCAATGTGGAAACAGTTATTAGAAACTTCGTTCAAGCGAATCCAAGAAATATGGATATGGTTATGACTATGACCGCAGGAACAGCACAGAACGACCCCTATCTTGTTGAATACTATAACCAAGCAGGTCTAAACTTTACAGCGAACACATCACAAGCCACAATCGTTAATGAGAGACCCTCCACAGTATCTTTTTCTAACGGTTTTAACGGGGGTTTTCCTGGTTTTGATAACATATATCACATCAACGAATATCGTTTAATTTTCGGGGTGCAATACACTTCTGGTGGGACTTCACAAATCATCATCGATACTACAAATTATAATGTCTATTCAGGTTGGACAGGTCAGAGCATTTCGGTATATTCTGCATCCACCCAACCTTATGGAGTTACAATTTATCCTGGCGTTCAGGACAACAAAAGATTTGCTGTCTCATCGAATCCAAATTTTTCGTATTACTACTCTGGCACAAACTTATCTGGGCAATACAACTACTGGAATACAAAAGTGTTCGACTTCGCAATGAACACAGGGGTCTCCCCACTCAATCAGCCTGGTAGGTTTATGGGAACATTCGGTAATGAAACAATCCCAATGACTTTATTCGGTGGACCAGTTATCCAAACAAGATATAGAACACACTACTACAAGTGTCCAATAGTTCTTGGATTTATGTATGGTGAAAATCAACTCTATAACAACTCAGTTCCTGTTCAGTCAATTTCTTACTTACAGAAAACACTCAATAACACACAATACAATTATGATGTTTTACAATCTGTTCCAATTGACTACACAACAAAACCATTTGGTTTGTACTCATGGTTAGGTCAAAGGATTGCTTACGCTGTATGGAAACAAAACCCATTAATCAGAACACAGAGTGATGTCGCAATCTTCCTATCAAGTGGTGATTGTGACCCTTCATATGTTTCAGGCGTATCTGAGGTTGTTCAATACAAAATGGTTGGTGAAGAATGCTTTAACGACCCTGTGAATTTTTTATTTCTCAATCGTAACGGCGTTTGGGATACATACACATTCACAAAGAAATACTCCAAGAAATATAATGTAGACAAGAAAGTTTATTCTCAATTCAAGACACTTAACACACAAGTTTGGAATAGACAATCATACGACTCACAAGAGACAGTATTTTGGGGTAACGCAGATGAGTTAGTTACTGTGGATTCAAACTTCGTTCAACAAAACGATGTGGATATCATTGAG